ACATGCCGAAACCCACGCGCGATCCCGAGAATGTCCGAAAGGGCGACGGCATGGCCGCCGCGCTGAGGATTGGTAAAGAAAAAAAGAAGCCGAACAAGGGCAAGCAACCCGGGCTACGTTCGGACGGCATGAAGATCGCCGCGAAGGGCGAGGACATGCGCCGGTCGAAAGTGCAGTCGTCCGCTGGCGCGCGAAAGAAAGAACGATGACCCCGGCCGATCGTAAGGCGCCGCGTCCGGTGGGCAAGCTGGACGGTGCGGGGTTCCGCTCGCTGGAAGAACGGCGCGTGGACCCCGGCACGCTACAGCGCGAGGTCATTGACCGCCCATCCCTTTTGGCTCCCGCGCCGCCAAAAGGCAGTGTCGTGGGCGCAATTGGCAAGATGCGGGTCTGATGTTGATTTGCGGCCTGGTCCTGACCGGCGCCGCTGTCATCGCGGGTTTTATCGTCGCGATCATCATCATCCGCACGCCAGATTTCCCAGGATTTGACTGATGGCCAAAGCAATCATCGCAACCGCCCGTCCCGAACGCCGCTACGAGGTCGAAGACGCGATGCGGACTTTGACGCGCGCCGAGGAAATCAAGCGCGACGCGAAACTGATGAAAGATGTCCGTGAACTGGCTTCTGATTTGAAACGTGTCGTTGGCCGTGAGCCTGCCGTCGCGAAACGCCGCAAGGGAAAATGACTGACGATCAGGACGACATTCCGCTTGATGACAAGGACCCGCACGCCGAAATTGTGCGCCGGGCTCATTCTCGGTGGAAAAAATCGCACAAGTGGGAAGGCGAGGCGCGTGACCATTGGTTAAGCGATCTTAAATTCGCGCATGGCGACGGCTACAACAATTTCCAATGGCCCGGTGCGATCTATCAAACGCGCGGCAAACGACCGACGCTGACGGTCAACGAAACGCGCCAGCATAACCTGCACATCAAGAACGAGGCGAAACAGAACAAGGCGCAAGTGCAATACCGCCCGATTGGCGAAGGCGCTACGGCTGCCAGTGCGGAGATTTACGAAGGCATTTATCGCCACATCCAGAACATCTCAAATGGGCAGATGAAGCAGGGCGTGGCGATCGGGTTTCAGGTGGACGCCGGGCTTGGGTTCACGGTCATCCGGTCCAAATACACGGATAATAAGTCGTTCGATCAGGACATTTTCATCGAGGCTCCCGCCAATCCTCTCAATGTGCTTCTGGATTGCGACGCGGTGGAGATTGATGGTTCCGACGCGCGGTATGGGTTCATCTTCGCGGATCGGCCGCGCGATGAGATGGAAACCAAATACCCGGAATTGAAAGGGCGTGGAACAACCGCCAATTCGGTTGACGGCCAGGACGGCGGGTGGTTGCGCGAGGATCACGTTCGCGAGGCCGAGTATTACGAGGTCCAGGAAGACCACGATGAGTTGCTTGGCGATAATGACGGAACGACCGTTTTCAAAAGCATGGTTCCCGCGTCATTGATTAAGCAATGGGAAGCCAAAGCGGAAGCGGGCGGGTATGAACTGAAACGCCGCCCCGTCGTTCGTAAGTCGGTCAAATGGTATAAGATCGTTGGCGACATGGTGGTTGACGAGACAGACATTCCCGGAACGTCGGTCCCTATCGTGCCGTGGGTGGGTGAAGTCACCGTCATTGACCAGAAATTGGACCGCAAAGGCCACACGCGCTGTATGCTTGGGCCGCAGCAAATGGTCAATTACAACTGGTCCGCGTCCGTCGAATACGGCGCGCTGCAATCCAAAACGCCATGGGTGGCGCCGGTTGCCGCGATCAGCGACAACATGACCTACTGGACGACGGCGAACACCGAAAATCACGCCTTTCTGCCTTACACGCACATTTCCGAAGATGGCAACGTCATTCCGACACCGACGCGCCAAGACCCGCCGTCATCCGCTCCAGCCTATCTGGACGGCGTCAACATGGCCCGCCAGTTCATGGCGTCCGCGTCTGGCCAGTTTGAAGCGGAAATGGGCGCCCCGGGCAACGAACGGTCTGGCAAGGCGATCAATGAGAGGCAGCGCCAGGGCGACCGGGCGACCTATCACTTCATTGACAACCAAGCCATCGCGATCCGCCGCCAGGGCGAGATCATCAAAGAATGGATACCGGTGATTTACGACACGGCGCGCGTGTTGCGCATCATTGGCGAGGATGGCACGGAAAGCCACGTCCAGATTGACCCGCAGGCCGCGCAGGCGCACCAGGAAATTGAGGGCGAGGTTGCGGCCATCTTTAACCCGGCCGTGGGTAAATACGAAGTGGTTTCGGACGTTGGCCCGGATTACGCGACGCAGCGTCAGGAAGCGTTCAACGCCATCGTGCAAATTCTGACGCAGGCACCGCAGTTGATTGGCACAATCGGGGACCTGTTGTTTAAGGTCGCTGATTTCCCGATGGCGGACCAGATCGCGGAACGGTTAAAGCCGGGCCTCCCGCCCGAAGCGCAACAGGCGGTCTCGACGCTACAGGCGCAGTTGAAGAACCAGAACCGCCTGTTGGGCGAAGCCATGCAGGCTCTGACCGAGGAACGGTTGCGTTTGAAGGCGAAGGACGCGGACGATACCATCAAGGCATTTGACGCGGACACGAAGCGGTTGAGCGTCATCAAGGACATGATCCCGATGGATCCGGCCGATATGCAACGGTTGATCCATACGACGGTTCACCAGGCGTTACAGGACAATCTAGGGCCTGTGCTCGGGAAGCTGTTGGGCAACGTGACCAACGATGACAATCCGGCGGGTCAGGATGCGACGGGCGAGATGCCTATCAGGATGCCGGACGTTGGGCAGCAGGCGGCAACGCCGGGAGGGATTTGATGGAGATTGAAACGGAGCAAAAGCTGTCCCTCGGTGGCTGGCAACCGGCGATGGCCGATGACGCGAGCCACGCCATTGACACAGACCGCGTGATTGCCGCCCTCGAACGCCGCGCGCTGCCCTTGGCTTATCGCGTGCGCCTCGGCCAGGCACTCGACCGTGCCAACGCGCCGCAAACCGGCAAGGCGGGCGCTGATGAAGCGGTGGGGCGCGCGGTGGGTGCGAAGGCGCGGGATTTTGGTGTGGTGTGGAAAGTTTGAGGGACAAAGCATGGCAATGAAACGCCGAACGCTGCACGTTCGCACCAAGCGCGTGGTTGACCCGCTGCCTTTCGGCGGCGGTTTGAACGCGCACCGGCTGGTGGCGGAAACCGCCATCGAAATGGCAAACGAGGCGTTTGAGCTCTACGCCCGCGAGAACGGCATTTACAAAGCCCTCCGCGCGCAAGGCCAGTTGAATGAAAAGCAGGCGCGGCGGTTTTTTGTGGAGCGTGTCGCGCCCCGGATGCTGGAAGACGCGCGCCAGACGCTTACGCAGATGCTTGGCATGGATGACAACGCCGTCGCGCCGAACGTCAAAGAGACAATTTACGAGGCGCTGATCCTGGACAATGATTTGCGGGCAAAGCGTCACGTCGCGCCCGATCAGGCGAAGGGACCGTTTGCGTTTCACTGACCGTCCGGGGCGGTTCCCCGCGTGACTAACCAGAGGCAACATGAACGAAACAACCAACACGGAAGTCATTGACACGCCCGCGCCGGAGACTGAGGCGCAAACCACCATTCAGGAAGCGGCACAGGAACCCGCTCAGACCGCCGAACCAGACCTGGACCCGAAACCCAAGCCCCGGCAATCAGACCGGCGTTTTGCCCACCTGACGGCCCGCATTGACGCGGAAGCGCGCCGGGCCGAGGAAGCCGAACGCCGGGCCGCCGCCGCCGAGGCTCTCTTGAACGCGCGGAACAACGGCGAGGATGATCCCGCACCGAAACCGCGCGCCACGGTCCCGCAAACTGACAACGTGGAAGCCGCCGCTGAACGCCTGATCGCGCAACGGGCGCAGGCCACGCGATTGAGCGAGATTGATCGGACGGGCAAGGCCGAGTTTGGCGCGGAAGCGTGGGACGAGGCGAAGAACACCATGACCGCGCTCAATGCGTCCACGAATGACACATTCCTGGAAGCGTTAACGGAAACCGATAACCCGCACAAGATTTTCGCGGCGCTGGCGGAAGACCCGGACGCACTGGTTGCGTTGTTGGCGAAATCGCCCGCGAAGATCGCCGCTGAACTGGTCAAAATGGATGCCAAGATGAACGCCCCCGCCGCCAAACCTGTTGTTTCCGCCGCGCCTCGTCCAACGGCTCCCGTCAGTCAAGGCGCGACGCTAAAAGAACCGGACCCGTTCGATGATGCTCAAACGGCCAATATGTCCATGGCCGAATGGGATAAGTTGTTCGCCAAGTCCGAACTCGGAAAGCGCCTGCTTGGACGGCGCCGTTACTGAAACACTGACGACGCCTAAGCAGACCGGGCCTGTTCAACCCGTGTGACGTGCTTACCACTGATGTCGTGTGACTGCCTTTCTTCCGACGCAAGTGGCAACCAGACCCCGTTAAGACCTCTATGAGTGAAACGGGTTTTTTGTTGTCCAGGCTGAGCGTTGCTCGGCCGATGTCGGAGAAAACCTATGGCCGGAAACCAATTCCTTACCATCAACATGATTACCCGCCTGGCTGTTCGCCTGTGGAAAAACACGAACGCTTTCATGCGGAACCTCGACACGCAGTATGACGACCAGTATGCCCGCGAAGGCGCCAAGATCGGCTCGCAGCTTCGCATCCGCCTGCCGGTCGATTTCACCGTTCGCCATGGCGCCGCGGCTTCGTTCCAGGATGTGAGCGAGCAGTTCACGACCCTGACGATGGCGACGCAGGACGGTGTGGATATGTCCTTCCCGTCGATCGACCTCACGCTGTCCATCGATGACTTCGCGGAACGCTACATCGCTCCGGCGGTGAACAACCTCGCGGGTGACGTGGCCGTTGGCATCATGTCCGGCTCGGAAGGTGGTGTTTGCAATT